ATTTTATAGTGGTACAAGTGATATAGATGATTTCACAGCAAGCGGTTCAGGAAGTATTGTATTAGATGATCAAGTAGTAGGATTAAAAAGCTTTCGTGATGAACTATTTATATTTTGCAAAAACTCAATATATAAATTACAGAATATAAATAATTCAAGCACGATAGTTGTAGTTCCAGTAACAAAGAACGTAGGTTGTGTAGACGGTAAGACTATACAGGAGTTTGCAGGAGATCTAATTTTCTTAGCTCCTGACGGATTCAGGACCATTGCAGGTACAGCAAGAATTGGTGACGTAGAATTAGGAACAATCAGCCAAGCTATACAGCCAATTATTAATGATATTCTTAGCAGTACTTCAACATATGAATTTAGTAGTGTCGTATTAAGAGATAAATCTCAGTATCGGATGTACTATAGTACCTCAACTGCTTCAACAGCTAATTCAAAAGGAATTATAGGTACACTTAGACAAAATGGATTTGAATGGTCAGAAACAATAGGTATTCAAGCTCCAGCAGTAACGTCAGGATTTAATTATGCTGGAAAAGAAAAAACGTATCACGGAGATAGGGATGGCTTTGTTTATAATCATGATACAGGAAATACTTTTAATCCTTCAGGTACTGAAACAAATGTGGCAGCAGAGTATCAATCACCTGATTTTGATTACGGAGATTTCGGAACTCTAAAAACTCTAGACCATGTTAAAATTGCTGTTTTTCCAGAAGGTTCAGTAGAGCCTACGCTTAGAGTACGTTTTGATTACGACAGTACAGATAGATTACAGCCAACTGACGTAGGAATTATTTCGGCAACACCTTCCATTTTTGGAGATTCTGCTGCAGTTTTTGGAACAAGTACCTTTGGTGCGCCTGAACAACCTTTAGTCAGGGCTACTTTAACAGGAAGCGGACACAGTAACTTTTTTAAAATTTTTAGTAACGATACAAATGCTCCGTACACAATAAACGGATTATATGTGAATTATAGACCATCGGGAAGACAATAACAATAAGAGAGAATTAAATTATGGCTCAAACATATACACGACAAAGCTCAATGTCAGATGGAGATACCATCACAGCTGCGCTTTTCAACAATGAATATAATCAACTTTTAAATGCCTTTGCCTACTCCTCAAGTAGTGCATCATCTACAGGACACAGACACGATGGAACTGCTGCTCAAGGCGGAAATATACATACAATAGGTGATTTAGACTTTTTAAATAAAATAGTTGCAGATAGTACAAATAATAGATGGGGAGTCTTTGTAGAAGTATCTAGTGCGGCTGTAGAACAAATACGAATACAGGATGGTGTAATTGTTCCTGTTACTGATAACGATATTGATTTAGGAACAAGTTCTGTAGAGTTTAAAGATGCTTATTTTGATGGTACAGTAACTACGGATGCTTTAGTTGCAGATACTGCGGATATAAATGGTGGTACTGTTGATGGTGCAACTGTTGGAGCAAATTCAGCCAGTTCAGGTGCTTTTACAACTATAACAGCTAGTAGTTCTATTACAGGTTCTGGCACAGTACAAGGTACAACAATAACGGCTACTACAGCCTTTGTACCAGATGCATCAGATGGTGCAGCTTTAGGTACAAGTGCATTAGAATTTTCAGACCTATTTCTAGCAGATGGTGCAGTAATAAACTTTGGTGATGACCAAGATGTTTCTCTAACGCACGTTGCAGATACAGGATTACTTATTTCAAGTACTGATCAACTTCAATTTGGCGATAGTGGTACTTATATTTATCAATCAGCAGATGGTGTCTTAGACTTAGTATCAGATACAGAGATTGAAATTAACGCTACAACTATTGATATAAATGGTAACGTAGATATTTCAGGAACACTTACTGTCGCAGGAGCTTTAGATTTCGGAGATGCTGCATTAAGTAACGTAGGTGATGTACAGTTAGATAGTATCGCAGGTGACGGAGATACCAATACTTCCATAACTTTTAGTGGCTCAGATGTCATTACTATTACAGCAGGTGGTGATACTCAGTTTACTTTTAATAACGGATCTATCTTGCCTACTACGGATAACGATATTGATCTTGGTTCTAGTTCTTACGAGTTTAAAGACGGTTACTTTGATGGAACTGTCTATGCAGACGCTATAAACTTTAATGGTACTGCAATCGCAGCAACTGCAGCAGAACTTAATATAGTGGATGGAGACACAAGCGCTACTTCTACGACATTAGCAGATGCAGATAGAGTTGTTGTCAATGATGGCGGCACAATGAAACAAGTTGCTCTTACTGATTTTGAAACTTATTTTGAAAGCTCTATAGATACTATCGCAAACTTTGAAGTCACAACAGAATTACAAACTCCGTTAATTGCGTTTACTGATGGCGATGACGCTATACAGATAGCAGACGGTGGTGGAGTTACAATGGCTGCTGGATTAACTTCTACAGCCGCAGCAAATACACTTGGAGCTACTAGCTTTAATGATGCAGATATAACTAATGTAGGTGCAGTTCAATTAGATAGCATTGCAGGTGATGGAGATACTAATACATCTATTACCTTCTCAGGATCAGATGTAATTACTATAGCTACAGGTGGATCAGGTAGATTAACAATAGGTGACGGAGCATTATCTCCTGTCACAGATAATGAAATAGATTTAGGTACGAGTTCTTTAGAGTTCAAAGATGCGTTCTTTGACGGAACTGTTACAGCAGATGCATTTGCAGGTCCGTTGACAGGTAACGTAACTGGTAATGCATCTGGTACAGCTTTGACTGTAACTCAAGCAGCTCAGACAGCTATTACAAGTCTTGGAACTCTTACAGCTTTAACAGTTGATGACGTTGCCATAAATGGTAAAGTTATCACAATGACAGGATCAACTAGTGATACGGCTGTCTTTACAGCAGGAACTAACGGAACATTAAGTATCGTTACGACAGATGACGCAGCCGCAGCAGCAAATATTCAAATAACTGCAGATGGTACAGTAGATATTGATTCAGCAGGAGTTTTAACTCTAGATTCTGGAGCAGCTATTAATATAGAACCTGCAGCAGGATCAGCAATCTTATTAGATGGTACTATTAGTATAGATGCTGGAGTAGTCACAGGAGCTACTGCAATTACTTTATCTGGAGAGTTAGATGCAGGATCGTTAGATATATCAGGCGATGCTGATATAGATGGAACTTTAGAAACAGATGCACTAACTATTAATGGTTCAGCATTAAATTATAAAGCTTTTGGAACTTCTTCAATTATGCTTGGAGATAATGCCACAGGAACTATTGATGCTGCTAACTATAATACTGGTTTAGGTGTTGATGTTTTTGCAGCTTTAACATCTGGCGACAACAACGTAGCAGTTGGTTTTGCAGCACTTGATGCTAACACCACAGGATCTGATAATGTAGCAGTGGGATATAACGCTTTAACAGCATCTACCACAGCTACTAAAAATACTGCTATTGGCTACTCTGCTGGAGAAGCAATAACCACAGGTGATAGAAATATTACAATTGGCTATAATTCTGGAAAATTAATTGATGAAGGTATTAAGAATGTAGCAGTAGGTTCTTATTCTCTCGATGCTAATACAACTGGTGATTCAAATGTTGCTATTGGTCAAAGTGCTTTAGGAGCTAACACAACAGCAGATAGTAATGTTGCCGTTGGTGGAGCAGCTTTAGCAGCAAACACCACAGGAGCTAACAATGTCGCTGTTGGTGGAAATGCTTTAACATTAAACACCACAGGTGCTTCTAACACAGCAGTTGGTACAAGTGCTTTAGCAGCAAACACGACAGCAAGTAATAATACTGCAATGGGCTACAACGCTCTAGGAGCAGTCACTACAGGCGAGAACAATGTAGTATTAGGTTTTAGAGCTGGTCAGGCAATAACAACAGGCGGTAGGAATACCTGTATTGGAGAAGGTTCAGGAATAACAGGAAGTCCTAGCGGTAATCTTACTACAGAAAGTAATATTATGTGTTTAGGCGATGATAATTTAGGTACTTTGTATTGCGCTCAAAATTCGATAAATACTTCTGACGTTAGGGATAAAATTAATGTTAATGACTTCAAAGGTGGCTTAGACTGGATAAATAAAATGAATCCAGTTACTTATCAATGGGATAGAAGATCGTGGTATGTAGATTCTGATGCTTCACCTGAAGATATATTGGCAGCAAAACCTGATGGCTCTTTAGCAAAACCGAAAGTTGAAGTAGGACTTATAGCGCAAGATGTACTAGAAATAGAAAAAGAACACGGCTTTGGTAGTGATAATGATAATAGTCTTTTAGTTGATCTAACTGAAGATGAAACTAGATATGGTATTAACTATACAAATATAGTGCCTATGCTAATTAACGCAGTACAAGAACTTTCGGTAGAAGTCGAAGCATTAAAACAAAAAGCACACGATAAGTGCGAGGAGTAAAATAAAATGGCAGTAACAAAAGCAATGACTAAAGCGATACCGCATGAAAAGTCAAGCAAGGCACAAGAATGGCACATGGAGATGAAGTATGAGAACGATAGCGAAGGTGATGCAACCTACTATACTTCTACTTTTAGCCACAGAGCAGTAGCAGCCGATGGTGATTTTACCGCAGCAGCTAAAGGCACATTCAGCCTAGCAGACTTGACAGCGCTATGTCCTGTATCACAATGGGATGCTATATTCGCCAGTCAGGTAGATTCGGTGATTACGAGTCCAGTAGTTCCACCAGTCGCTGATGAATCTTTTGCAGTACCTAGCTAATAGGATGCAAGATTTATTAAAACTACTTACAGTAGGAACTGTAATAATAGGCTTTATCTTATTTAACGATAACGATAAATCTGTAGAGCATCAAGAAGCTAGTAGTTCTTTTGGTCAATTATGGCAAGAACATCAGAAACTACCTTAAAAGGAAATAATATGGAACATGAAGTAGAAATCTATACAATGCCAGCCGTATTTATGTTAAAGGCAAAGATACCTGACGAATTGGTTGAAGGATTAAATAATTACTTGGATGAATTACGGGAAGATGAAGAAAGGGAATCTTTGGCAAAAACCCTAGTCGGGCAGATTCATCAGGGAGAGCAGTTAAATATTCCCCCTACTGACGATGAGCGTGTTAAGCCATATA